GGACGGCTGGGACGAGCAATGGGTGGAGGCCGCGATCCAGAAGGTGCGCGGCAAACTGATCAGCATGTCTCCCAGCGAGTACATGCAGCCGATTTCCCGCTCGTTCGTCTACACGCAGCAGCGGTTCACGGATCGCATCGGTGTCGTCTACGCTTATCAGCGGTTGTCCGATGAGGACGGCACGCCGGGCATCTACTGCACGGTGTTCAACCCGATGCTGCCGCCCGACCAGAACCACGATGGTTGCGCGAAGACCGGCCTACTCGGCTACGCCCACGGTGAGTATCCATTTGTTCTGTACAGGCGCGAGTACTTGAGCCGTAAGCTCCACGATTCCCGTGGTCTGCCCGAGCCGGGCAAGCCGTGGCAGGATCAGATCAAGGCGCACAAGGACTCCCGCATTGACGCCGCCTCCCTCGGCATCCTCCCGCCCATCTGCTACCCGCAGGGCCGCCCGCCGGGACGTTGGGGTCCAGGTGCGATGATTTCGGAGCGGCGTCCGAACGAGTACCACTACGCCGACCGTCCGATACCGGACATGAACACGGACAAGTCCGAGCAACTGCTGGAGACTTCGTTCAAGGAGTACAACGGCTTTGCCAGCCGCGAGGGCGATCCCGCCATCGACCCGATCTACAACCAGTTTGAGGTCGATAAGTTCCTCGGCTGCCTCGCCAAGAGTTTCCGCCAAGTCTGGAAGCTCTACAAGCAGTACGGCATGGATCAGGTCACGTTCCGCGTAATGGGCGTCAAAGACCCCAACTTCCAGCTCTTCAACAAGGGCGACGTGAACGAGGAGTTCGACTTCTACCTCGCGTGGGATGTGCAGTCGCCGGACTTCAAGCGCATGAGCGAGAAGTGGACGGCGATCATCCAAGCCGCGCAGTCCCTCGACCGCGAAGGCGTCATCGACTGGTCTGCCCTTTGCACCGCGTTTGTGTCCACCATCGACCCGAACATTGCCGAGCGCATCATCCGTCCCGCGCAGCAAGGCCAGCAGCAGATCGTGCAGGACGAGCAGCAGGATCTGGCGCAAATCTTCGCGGGTATCCCGAAGAACATCAAGCCCGGCACCCCGCCGCAGATCGGCCTCCAAGTCATCCAGCAATACCTGCAACAGCCCGATGTTCAGCAGAGGTTTCAACAGGATCAGCCGTTCCGCGAGCGTCTGGAGGCGAGAGCCAAGCAGTACCAGTTCCAGCTCCAGCAGCAGCAGAACGCTGTCATTGGACGCCTCGGAGCGCAGATGCCAGGGCCGATGCCCGCCACCACTAGCACATGAAGAAACGCCGCGACCCGAATCTGACGTCAGCCGAGAAGTTTGGCCGGCTGCGTCAGGCGATGTTCCGTCTCGTTGGTAACGATGCCTTCCAAGATTTTGTGGAGGAGCTGCGCGAGATGCAGCACTCGACGATGATCGACCTCTGCGCTGACGCCGTGGTGAAGGACGAGCGGATGACGCTCGCCGCCACGGGTGAACTGCGGGCGTACTCGCAGATCATCGGCCTGTACGATGACTTTGTGCAGCAGCAGATGCAACAGGCGGAGATCGACGCCGAGCAGCGGGCGGGATAAGCGTTGTTACTGCGGCGAGTAGCGCCGCTAATAATTCCTGTTGACAGATGGGTGCGTGAATCGCACCCGTAGCGTCACTTGGCATCCGCTAGGTAGTTCTTGGGACTCAAACCCATGCCCAAAGTTCTTGGGACTTAAACCCATGCCTAACGAAACAGTTGAAACGGCTCCTTCACAGCCCGCTGATGTGGCTCCGGCCACGGAGGCAAAAAATGATGCCCCGAAAAAGAGCAACTTGAGTGTCGCGCAAGCCGCGCAACGCCTTCTCAACATGGAGGCGGAAAATGCGAAGGCCCAACGACAGGCTGAACAAGCTGCTCCGGCGCGGGACCAAGCGCCAAACGATTCAGCCAACCCAGATGAGGCTACCGCCGAGTCTGCCGAGCCAAGCCAGCAGGCGGAAACGCCCGAAGGTGAGGCCGACGTTCCTTCTCAAGACGATTCCACCGAAGACGCCAAGACCGAGAAGAAGATAGAGAAGCGTATCGGGAAAGAGATTGCCAAGCGCAGAGCTTTGGAAGCCCAAGTGGCGGAATTGCAGGCGCAACTGACCCAAAAGGCCAGCCAACCCGAGCAAGCCGCCCAACCTGCACCCGCCCAGCCGTTGCCCAGCAATGTGCCGTTGGCGCAGATTGAGGACTTCCAGTCGCTCCAGACCTTGAGAGATCAAGCGAAGGAGGCGAAACGCTTTGCCCAAGAGCAACTCGACCGGGATGATTTCGAGCCTGTCCGCGTGGGTGATACCGTGCTAGGCAGACCCGAACTCAAGGCAATCCTCCGTAACGCGGAGAAGACCCTTGATGATGATATTCCCGCCCGAGCGCAGTTCCTGACGCAGAAGCAGGAGGCGCAAAAACTTGCTCATCAGATGTTTCCATATCTGAAGAACAAGGAAACGCCCGAGTACGTCCTCGCCCAGCAGGCATTGTCGCAGATGCCCTGGATGCGGAACTTGCCCAATGCCGACTGGATCATCGGGGTGCAGATAGAGGGGTTGAAAGCCCTAGAGGCGAAGCAGAAGGCGAAACCAGAATCCAAGCCAAAGCCCGCCATGAGCAGCAAGCCCCCCGCGAGTCAGTCAGTCGTATCTTCAGCCGGCGGCGATGTTCGTGCTCCAAGCGCGACCAAAGCAGCCAATCAGATCGAAGCTCTTCGGATGCAGTTGTCCAAGAAAGGCGGCGTCACGGCAAATGAAGCAGCAGCGTTTCTTCTGGCCCGTGAAAAAGCTAAACTCAACCGATAACCTTCGTTAGTCATGGCCCTATCAACCACTTACAACGTAGCGGGAGATCGTGAAGATCTTACCGACTTCCTCACCATCCTCGCCCCCGAGGATACTCCGAAGATCTCGACCTTCGCCAAGACCAAGCGCATGACGAATGCGTATCAGGAGTGGCAGGTTGACACCTTGAGCCCCGTCTCCTTCGGCGGCGTGCTCGAAGGTCAGGACGTTCTGGCCTTCTCCAACCAAGCCGTTAATCGCGCTCGTCTGGGCAATTACGTCCAGCAGTTCCGCGAGCAATGGATGGTCTCCCGCCTCCAAGAGGCTTCCGACGTCGCTGGCGTGTCCAGCGAGGTTGCGAACGCCAAGATGAAGGCGATGCGCGAGATCAAGCGCGACATCGAAGCCTGCATCGGCTCCGACAATGATCGCCAGCAAGAGGCTCCTCCGGCGCCTTACAAGCTGCGCGCTCTCGGCAAGTGGATCAGCAACACGCCCGGTTCGGACGTGCCTGCCGCTTTCCGCACCCCCACGGGCAACATCAACAGCACCGCCACCGGTTCGCTGTCGGAGTCTGCCTTCAACGACGTCTTCCAGTCGATCTTCCAACAGGTCGGCGGCCGTCGCTCCTACACCCTGTTCGCTGGTCCGTCGCTCAAGCGTGCGATTTCCAAGTTCCAGCGTTCCGAGGGTTCGTCCGGCACCACGAAGACCTATCAGGTCACGCAGGATGCCTCCGAGCACCAGATCGACCTCGATGTCACGATGTACGTCGGTGACTTCCATACCGTCACCATCGTGCCTGACCTCTTCAACGGTATCCTCGATGGAGCTGATCCGTCGAGCACCAGCGATGTGCAGAAGGCCCGTGGCTACGTTATCGACCCCGAGCTGGTCGGTATCGGCTACATGCTCGGTATCGAGTCCAACGAACTGCCGGACCTCGGCGGTGGTCGCCGTGGGTTCATCCTCGCGGCCCTCACCCTGATGGTGAAGAACCCGCTCGGCCTCGGCAAGTTCGCCGCGACCAGCTAATAGCCAACCACCTAACTAGGAGGAAACTACCATGGCTGATACTGCTGTCACAATCGCCCGCGCCCGTACCTCGCAGCTCTCGCTGCAAGAGCAGGCTCGCGGCTTCTCGCACAAGTTCACCGTCAAGTCGTCCGACGTTGCTCTCGGTACCGGTTCCACCGACACCGTGACGGTTACGCTCGGCGCCCTGCCGTCGAAGTATGTGCTCAACAACGCTCTGGTGAACGTCACGACTGCCTTTGCGGGCACGACGGCGTTCTCCATCCAGGTTGGCACCACGACCACGACCAACAGCCTCGTCACCGCGCAATCGGTGCTGACCGCTGGTGTTCTGGCCGGCGTTCCGACGACTGCCACGATCCGCACCGCTACCGCGACTGCGAACCTCGTTGCCGTCTTCACGAACGCTACCGGTGGCAGCCCGTCCGCCCTCACGGCGGGCGAGTTGGACATCTACCTCAACATCGTCGATCTGTCCGATCCGACGAAGCTCGGATAACCGAGATTGCTACTGGGGGCATCCCGAAAGGGCTCTGCCCCCTCCCTCTTTTATGGTGAGCGAGAGCGGCATAGTCACCCAAGTTCCCAAGGAGTTCGTCCGCAAGTGGTGGGGCGAGATCGTGAACGGTCTCCCAGACGAGAAGGCCAAGGTCCATGAAGACCAAGCCCGTCTGGCCGCCAAGATGCGCGAACAAGGCTCAACCCGCATGGATGGGTTGGGACAGATGGCCGCCCGCATCAACAGTCGCTTGTTTTTCCGGCTACAAGCGCAGCATGGCAATAATGTCCATGAGTGGATGCCGGAGTATTTGAAGGACAACCCGCATCTGTGCGCGGTTGGCTACCGCCCAAAGGTCAACCCCGCCCGGCATGGGCTGACGGGTGGCTGGATGGGTAAGCAGAAAGACGCTTGAGGACGACCCCGTACAGCACGGCTTTGTCGCAGCTTTGCGGCCTGATTGGCGTGCCGACAAGCCGTCTGACGACGGAACTCGCCTCCAGCCTCAACACGCTGTTTAACGCGAATGTACGGCAGGTTTGGGGCGCTGGTAACTGGCCCGACCTGTCGATCTGGGGTGAGGCGCGGTTTGCGGGTAACCTGCTGACGTACCCGAACGATGTGGCCCAGACGTCCAACTGGACGGCTACGAATGTTACGGCTACGGCCAACTCCATCAATAACCCTGCTGATAACCGGGTTACGGCCAGCAAGCTGCTGGAGACGGTCACGAATGGTCAGCACAAGGTAGCCCAGACGGTTACCGGCTTCCCGAGCACGCAGTACCAGGCGTCCGTGTACGCCCGTCCCAATGGACGTAATTACATCCAGATGGTGGTCAATGACGGTACGACCAGCTTCAGCACGTTCTTCAACGTGCAGGCTGGCACGATTGGCACGCAGGCCAACGTGACGTCGGCCAACATCCAGCAATGCCCGAACGGGTTCTTCCTCTGCACGATCACGTTTACGACCGGCACCGCTTGCACCAGCCTTGCTTACTCCGTGGGCATTTCCACGGATGGCAGCACGGTGTCCTACGCGGGCGACGTCACCAAGGGCGTTTACCTCTGGGGCAACCTGATGGTGCAGCAGACGAATGTCAGCCCCAACCAGTTCATCGTCCCATACGACCAGACTGGCGAGAAGGTGATTGATGTGTTGTTCCAAGCGTGGATCGACAATCCCGCGATGGTTACCTACCCCCGTCCCCAAGGCTTTGTGGTGACGACCGAGGGGTTCCAGATGATTTCCACGGCTGGTGGCTTCATGGGGACGAATGGCTACGTCTCGTACAACACCAATCCTGCCAACCCGGTCTACCTGTTCTACCGCCGTGCTCCTTACACCTACGCTGGGGACACGTTCAGCGCCACCGCCACCTACGTTGCCGGTCAGTACGTCTACTACACGCGGACCACGGGGGCGCAGGCGGGTACATCCGATTACTGGAAGTGCTTGAGCGCCACCACGGCGGGCCAAGATCCCGAGGACACCCCGTCCAAGTGGGAACTGCAAGAGCTGCCCGAGGCGCTGTCCGGTATCTTGGTCTGGCAGACCTTCGGGGACTGGCTGACGCAGGATGGACAGATGGAGAAGGCGGCGTCCGCCTACCAGACCGCAGAACTCAAGAAGCTCAACGAATGGGACCGCATCGAGCGGCAGATGCCAGATAACTTCCAGCTACAAGTGTTTAATCACGTTACCAGTCAGAATAGGTCTTGGTAATTCTGGTTTCCAATGCAAATTATCGCGTATCCGATAGGCGTGAGTTGCCGTGATGCCAAAGTCTTTGGCTATTGCGGGGCCTCCATGTCCATCGGCAAAACGCTTTTGAATTTCAGCTATTTGCGTGGAGTTCAGTTTGGCATGATGAGCGCGTTCGCCTCTTGGCGACACATGCGTTCCAACGCGCCAAGAATGCTTCATGTTATCCGCGTGCGAAACCCACTCCAAGTTGCTGACATGATTGTTCAGCTTGTTGGAATCCTTGTGATTAACTTGCGCCAAGTCATTGGGATTTGGCAGAAAGGTCAGCGCAACAAGGCGATGAACCAAAACATTCCAAATCGGTTTTTCGCTTTTGGACAAAATAACAGCTGCGTATCCAAATTTGTTGATTCTCCATTTGATAGGTCTTGGGCGTCTTCGTCTCCTGTGTGGCCCAAGAGACCAAGAGCGAATTTGTCCGCTTTCGGTAATTTCGTACAAGGTTTCGTAGCCCCGAATCGGGGTGTAGGTTTCAGTAGTCACGCATTGATACCTAACTCCGTTCTGGGTTACGTCAACGTTTAATTAGAACAAAGCCATGGCCTACAATCTAAACAATCTCTTCCCCAAGCCGGCGATCTACCGCAACTCGCCGGTAGCTGACCAGCGACTGACCGTTGACGGCACGGCGGGTGGCGTCCAGTTGTCCGCGTTTGCTGACACGACGAACATGATCGTGCTGGACGTGCAGGACGCCGACGTGATGTGCACGTTCGACGGCTCGGCCCCGACCAGCACCAATGGTCACCGGCTGTACAGCGGCTCGCATTACACTTGGAGCACGGCCACGGCTGGGGCGGCCAAGTTCATCCGCCAAGGCAGCACCAGCGCCGCCATCCAAGCCAGCGAGTTCCAACTGTGACCCCCGGCACGTTCGCCTCTTTCGTTGATATGCTTGGTCGCAGGTTTGCGACTGGGCTGAACGATACCGTCATCTACGATTCCAATGAGCCGGTGCAGCCGGACGGGTATCTGGTGACGGCAACAGGCGACCGTTTCCAAACGTCTGCTGGTGACCTGATCGTGTACGTCCAAACTCCTTAACGCCCTACTTCCATGGCTGACATTCGCATTAACGCCCTAGCCACGACAGCCGCGAGCACGGCGTCAGATGATTTCGTAGCCGTTGACGGCAGCGCGAACGGCACGCGCAAGCTGAACGCCTTCAGCCCCACGTTTGGCGGCAACCTCACCGTCAGCGGGACGGGGACGAGCGCTATCAACAATCTTTCGATCACTCCAACAAGCGGTCATGTTTATTTAACTGGGCCAAGTGCAGCTGGTAAATTCATCACGCTTCAAAATGGAAATGCTACAGGCGGCATCAATTTTAGAGATAGCGCAGGTAATGAAGTAGGTAGCTACTATCAGGTTACTGATGTGTGGACATTTTCTAAAAACACCACCATCTCCGGCAACCTCACCGTCAGCGGAGGGACGATCACGGGCGGGACGAGCGGAATGTCGCTGGCTAGTGGCGGCACCAATCAGAACTTATCAATTACGCCAAGCGGTACAGGCCGCGTTCACATTGCAAAGTCGGCTGGCCAAGACTCGTACATTGAACTTGCTGGAAATGGTAACACCGCAGGGACAAGCAGCGTAGTGATCGGGCAAAGCGGCGCTGATCTAGGTGTTCTCTACAACCGAAAAAACGCTGCCCTTTCTTTCGGTACTAACGGTACTGAAGCGGCTCGCTTCTTCGCCAACGGCAATCTGTTCATCGGTGCATCTCCGGTGGACGGCGGGCAGAAGTTGCAGGTGAACGGGACGGCGGCGATTACTGATCAAACGATTCTTGGTTCATCTGCTATTTCAGCTAACCAACTTTTGAGCATTAAAAAAGATACAGCCAATTATGGATTGATTGGATTATCAAACTCAAATACAGCGGGTTACTCATCCATTGAGCTGTTTGATAATACATCTACACAAACTGGCGCGATTGGATATGGTAATGCTTCGGTTGGAGTTACGGGTGTGCGCGGTAAGGTTTATATGTATTCAACTGGTGACATTGCTTTCCTTTCTGGAGGCACCACCACCGCCCTGACGCTCGACTCCTCTCAAAACGCGACGTTTGCGAAGAGTATCACCGCAAGTGGACCGCTTACGCTATCGTCATCCACACAAGGAAATGCGAATTTCTACGCTATTTCTACATCTGCGAGTGCCAACTTTGGTGCGTTGTACGAAGCTGATGCAAGAACCCAATCTGCAAATGCGCGTTGGAATTGGGGAACCGGCTCTACAGATGGCGGTGCAGCAGCGGATTCATTCCGTATTCGTGAACGGGTAACTGGCGTAAATACATTGGTGATTAGTGCCGTAACTGGCAACGCGACGTTTGCAGGAAGCCTCACAACCTCTGCTCCTACTGGCGGCGCTGGCGCGTGGGAGCTAGGCGTCTATAGCGCAACCGCTCCGACTGCTACCGGCTACGTCACCATCGAAATCGGCGGCGTTCAATACAAGCTCCTAGCCTCAACCTAACCTTCATCCATGAATACAGCTATTGTACCAGTCGCCGTCTATCCGGCCACCGCCAACACGCTCTACCTGCGCAGCATCGGTTTAGGCCCGCCGCCCTCCTACTACTACGAGTTGCAGGATGTGCAGGTGGTCGAGAAGACCCGCGAAGTCGCCAATCCCGCCTACGTCCCCGCTTCCGTGGACGCTGACGGCAACGACGTTCCCGCGCAGGGCGAGCCCACGATCACGGAGACCTACACGGAGACGACCGTTGTCGTTCTGAAGAACGGCAACGTGAACATGACCATCGACCAATGGGACAACTGGGCGGCTGGTCCCGAGACCGAGGACGAGCCCTACCAGCTGGACTGTATCGCCTTGAATCTCGGCCTGGTTCGCGCCTAATGAAGTCCAAGGAACTCATCAAAGCCGAGATCGTCAGCCAGCTCCAGCAGCAGTCCATGGCTGTCTTGGTGGACACGCTCACCGAGGCCCATGCCAAGATTGCGGAGCTGGAGCAAAAGCTGGCTGAACTGAAGAAGGACGCCTAAACAGGCGCTCCCTCGGCTGGTGGGGATGCGATGAACCGTTACCGCTCATACGGGGAGCTTGATGACCAGCCGAAAACGGTTGGGGACGGATCGTTCATCGGCGTGGACGAGTACAACGCCGGGGAGAACATCCAGCCCGGCAACGTCCAGAAGGCCGTAAACCACGACTTCACCTCGCAGGATGCCAATACGCGGGGTGGGTTCGTCTGCTATCCCGAGCTTGGCACGGTGCCGTTCGGCCAGGCTTGGACGTACAATGCTGTTGGCGCTGTTCCTAACTTCAGAGACGTAAGCTACGGAGCTGGCGTGTTCGTGGCGGTAGGGCTGGGTGGCGCCATTTACAGTAGTCCAGACGCCGTAACGTGGACGGTACGGACGCCACCTAATGGGGCCAACTACACGGACATTGCTTACGCCAATGGACGTTTTGTGGTCGTTGGAGGCACCGTGGTTGGCGTAACGGAGCCCGTCGCTTATTCCGATGATGGCATCACTTGGACGCTGCCCGCGACTCCTTTTACCGCCACGCGTACCGGGATTGCCTATGGCGATGGGAAGTGGGTGGCGGTAGGCAGCCAAGCCGTTTCAATCAGCACGGACAATGGCGTTACTTGGAGCAGCACGACTGGCATTTCCGCGCTAGCCTTGGCCCAAGGTGTTAGCTTTGGAAACGGAATCTTCTCCGCTGTTGGAATCAACGGTGTGGTCACATCTCCAGATGGGGTGACGTGGACTTCCGTTTCAATCCCGTCGATTGGCATACCGTTGGACATTGTTTTCGGTAATCAGAAGTTTGTCGCCCTTGATGCCAACGGGCAGATCTTTACCTCGCCAGATGCGGTGACATGGACCCGCACCCGTTTGTCCGATGGTGATACTTGGCGCACGATAACCTACGGGAATGGCTTTTTCGTAGCGTTTGCCGATTTGACCGGCGGCGACAATGTGATGTATTCCATCGACGCCACCAACTGGATTAGGCCGAGTGGCGTACCGAACTACTCCTGGCAGGGAAGCACCTACGGTAACGGCTTATTTGTAGCTGTCGGGGATAGCGGAGCTACGATGTACTCCGAGAGCGTCTCCACATCCATCTTTGCCTCCGGTATCTACTCGGACCCCAACAACGTCGGGGAAACGTGGATAATGATGTTGGCGTACGACGAGGTTGGCTTCTTCGCCAACGGTCGTACCAAGAAGACAATCAGCTTGGGAAGCTACACGGTCACTGAACAGTCCACGATTGTTCAAGCCAACAACTACGTCTACATCTTCCGGGGGCCGGACCAGACCCCGCTGTACTGGGACGGTAACTGGAACGGGACGTTCGCCCTTGTCCCCGATACCAACCTTCCTGACTCATTTGAGTCGATTCCGAACAGCAACCAAGCCACCTACTACCAGAACCGGCTTTGGGTCGTAAAAGGCAAGGACGGGCTGGCTGCGTCGGACGTGCTGGAGTTCACGGACTACGACCCGCTGGCGAACGAGTTTAACCTCAACACGGGTAACTCGGACTACATCGTAGCCACCTACCCCTTCGGCCAGAACAGCCTAGTCGCCTTCAAGAACAAATCGATCTTGCTGCTCCAGAACGTGGAGGGCAGCCTGTCCGACGTCACGGTCACCGAGATCACCCGCCAAGTGGGCGTGGTGGGCATTAACGGGGTTACGTCCATTGGACCAGACTTGGCCTACGTCAGCAACCGGAACATCAACCTGCTGACGCTGACATCCACCAATAACGCCCTCCAGCACAAGATCCTCCCGCTATCCACCCGCATCCGTAAGATCATGGATCGGGTCAACTGGGAGGTGGGCTACAAGATCAGCTTGGGCTATTGGAACAACAAGCTGTACGTCGCCCTCCCGCTGGACAACAGCTTGGTCTGCAATGCCGTGGTGGTGTACAACTTTACCACGGAGAACTGGTACGGTGAGTGGGCGTTCTCGGACACGCTCAACATGTGCATCCAAGGCTGGCAGGTAGTGAACTACTTGGGGCTGCAACGGATGCACGCCATCACGGAGGATGGGCGGATCTTCGTCACGGATGAGGGGCAGAACGACATCAGCGGGACGACGGTAGCCGAGATCAGCACCCAGCTTGTCACCCGTGCCTACGACACGGACAACCTGAACCACTTCCAGCGGCGGATCTACCTGGATGTGGCTACCAACCGACCCAAGTTCTCGGCTGCCGCCTTCACGGAAGGGGCGAGCGAGGAGAGCACGCTACTGACGGACCAGACGTACAGTCGGTCAGAGACGTGGAAATTTGCGGATTCCGCTTACGATCTGACCAACGCCAATAACGACTACAATCGGGCGTACCGGAAAGATTACTCGACCGGACCCGATAGCGTGCAGCCGGGAACCGGCTTTGAGCCCGAGATGGTGCAGGAGTTCCGCCTTCCGCTTATCACCCGCCGTCAGGGCCGGTTGAGCTGGATTGAAGTGACGAACACCCAAGGCTTTATCAGCGTCATGTCGCTCGGCTACGAGACCCGAGCCGGTCAGCGAGCCAACCTTGTACAAGTCTAACGACCTTCACTACCATGCCAACTGTTAGTCCAGGCTACACTTTCACCGGCACAAACGACCCGATCACCTACACCAAGCTAAACCTGTTGGGTCAGCCGACGGTGGCGGCGGTGGGGCCGAACGACGTTACGACCACGACTATCGCTAATCTGGCGGTGACTACGGCAAAGATCGCCGACGATGCTGTGACCACGGCAAAGATTGCCGATGATGCGGTGACGACGGACCAGATCGCTTCGGGGAACACCTACGATGCCGCCACGCTGTCGGGCGGCACGACCATCACGCAAGGAACGCCCCTTTACGAGACATACAGCACGGTTAGCTTTGGCTCTCCGATCAGCCTGACGTTTACGGCTACGGACGGAAACACTCGCCGCATTGCTTGCAGTAGCAGCACGGCGGCTACCATCAACGCCGCTACGGTTCCCCGTGCTGGATACGCGCTTCAGCTTTCATTCACCACGGATGCCACGGGTGGCAACGTCATCACGTTTGGAACAAACTTTAAGACCACGGGAACGTACACGCTGACTGGAGCGAGCAAGTACTTCCAAATCACGTTCATCTCTGACGGAAACAATCTCTTGGAGGTCAGCCGTACCGCTGCTGTCGGATAATGGCTATCAAACTTCCAGCTTACGGGTTTGAAGACGTAATGGACGATGAGTCCTACGGGACAAACCCCGCTGGAGAAGACATTACTCAAAACGAGATTCAAGAACAAGAGGGAGAAGCCATGGCTGAACCAACAAAATTCCTAGTCGAAAACGAAGCTATCAGCCAAGGCGGCGGCCTCGGCAGCATGTTCGACTTCAGCTCTGGCGGCAGCATCTTCAGCGTCCCAAGCAGCATCCTTGGTGGTTCCGACGTCACGGGTTTTGGTACGCCAACCTTCCTTGGCGGTGCTGGGCCGACGTTTAGCGTTCCGTTTACTGGGAGCACTCTGGCTGGTGCCGGCTTGGGGCCGGGCGAGATGTCGTTCTTCCAGCCCAGCGGTCAGATCGCACCCGGCAGCACCTACATCGCTCCGGCTGATTTTGCCGTGGGAGGCGGTAATCCGTTCGCCACATTCGGCACTGCTCCGCTGGAACGGATTGACCTCGGAGAAACTGGTGGTGCCGACATGACCGGCGTTACCTTGCAAGGCACGCCTTATCGCAATGTCGGGATTGACCAAACTGTTGTTCCTGCGGGAGCAGCCGGTTCCGATGTTTTAACCACGACCGGCGCCCAAACGCCGACCGTCACGGCTGGCAGTGATGTTGTGACTACGGGGGCTGAAGGCGGTGGCGTTACACGCCTTGATCCATTTGTTGTTTCTGGAACAAAACCTCCCGGCGGCACAATAAACTTGAGTGACATTTACACGCCGGGGCCGACCGGCGGTAGTGCATTGCTTGGAGGCGTTAGTACATCTGCCCCCGGTGCTACCGTGGTCATGGACCCGTTCCAAGTTACGGGAACACGGGAACCTGCTCAATTCACGCTCAATTTGGCCCCCGGGACCACCCAGCCAACTGCTGGAGGCACCGATGCTGGCGTTCAGACGTTGCCGACGATGGTAGTGTCGGAAACCCGCCAGACGACGCCTACGGCTACCCCAGAGCAGATGCGCGACTTGCTGAATCAAGCGACGCAGGCTTGGGGCCAAACGCTGACACTTCCCCCGGTAACGGTCGGAACTGGTGGCACGGTGACACCGGAACCCGTAACGACGACGATTCCTCCCGTTACGCCTCCTCCGATAGCTCCGATCATTCCGCCGGCTGTGTCCGTGCCGACGACGACCACCCCAACGCCCACTGTTCCGACGCCGCTGCCGTCAACGCCTGCACCAACCACGGTGACTGGTGGCACAACGACGCCAACCACCACAACAACCTCTTCCGCCATGACTCAACGTGACATTGCCGCAGAGCTGGCGAAGACGATGCCCGCTCTCCAGCAGTACCAAGGCGCCATCCAGAAGATGTATGGCGACCTGTACAGCCAGTTCCTGCCCAAAGGCATTAGCCAGACGGAGCAGGGGCTGATTAACCAGTACCAGAGCGATCTTGCCCGCTTGCAGCAACGGCAGGCTGGTATGCTGTCCCCCGAGGACGTTCGTCAGGCCCAGCAGTCAGCCCGTGAGGCTTATGGCGCCCGTGGTCAGGTAATGGGTCCGGGAGCGATTGGAGCCGAGATCCTTAACCGTGAGGCCATCCGCCAGCAACGGGAGGATCAAGCCCGTGCTGCTCTCCAGCAGAGCTACGGCAACATACTGAACATGTCCAACATCCAGACGGGCAACTTGTTCAGCCCGATTGCCAGCCTAATGGGATCCACGTTCAACCCGCTCGGTGCCTACCCGGCTGACGTCTACGGAACAAACGTCAACGCCCAGCTTGCCCGCGAGATTGCCCAGAAGAACTACGAAGCTGCGATTGAATCTGCTCGTTTGTCTGGTGCAGCTGGTCGTTCGGCTTCCACTACATCCGCAGCGGGTCAGATCGGTGCTGCTGCTCTTCCCTACCTGCTTTCCAGCATCTTCTGTTGGGTCGCCCGCGAGGTTTACGGCGAAGACAACCCGAAGTGGATGCAGTTCCGCGATTGGATGTTCCGCCATGCGCCCGCTTGGTTCTTCAACTTCTACCTAGAGAATGGCGAGAAGATCGCTGCTTGGTTAAAGCGCCATCCGTGGGCGAAACGTCCGATCCGCATGTGGATGGACAGCCGTATCCGTTCGATGGAAAAACGTGAACTGGCACTGAAGGAGGCCGTTTAAGATGCCCTACGCACCTGGAATCCAAGACATCAGCGGTCAGCTCATAGCGCAGGGCATGTCCCAAGCCGGGGCAGCCCGTGCGCGGGCGATTGAGAGCCTAGGGGAGAGCATCTCCGGTGGCATCAGGCAGTACCAGCAGAACCAACTATTTACCCAGCAAGCTCTGGGCAAGTTTGGTCAGGGGCTGATGGATCCCACGTTCCAAAAGTACGTCAATCAAATCGTAAACGACGATCCCAATGCCCCGCAGGTGCCAGATGCGCTGAAGAAGGCGTTCAAAAACGCGGCGGCCGGCAAGCCCGACATTTACGATGCTGCTTTGCTTGGGACGGCGGCTGAAGGGTATCAACAGAACAAAGCACGGGTGGCGCAGACCGCTTTGGTTCAAGCGCAAGTCGATGAGATGCGTGCGGAGATGGGCCGTCGGCAAGCTGTTGCACGGATGCTGGGACTTCCTACTGGAGAGCTTCCGGTTGAGCCCACCGTTTCTGGGCGTCCAGCAATGCCTCCTGCGCCTGCTCTTCCCGCTGGTGCTCCTCCGGTTGCTGCTGAAGCACCAGCAGCGCCTCAAGAACCTACCCCTGTAGCTCCACCGCGTGCTCCAGCAGAAGCCCCTCCGTCGGTTCAAGCTGCCATTCGCGGTCTTGAAGCCTTCGCCCCTGACATTGCTCAACAGGCGCAACGTGAGGCTGCGTTGAAGTTCCTGTCCTCTGGGCAATACTCCGATCCTACGCTGATTGCTCAACGCCTAGTAGCGGAAAAACGGAAGCAATCGGCTGAAGAGCGTCAGATGACGCTTGATGAAGCAAAGCAGCAACAAGAGGCGTTTAATGAAAGCCAGAAGGGTCTTCCGCCAGGACAGCGACGAGCCGCTACTGTCAAGGAGTCGGGAACTAGTGGTTATTATGTCCTAAACATCGGCATTGCCGAGCTAACTCCTCTGGAAAAAAAGCAACTTGAAGCGGAAACAAAGCAAGAGGAGTTTCGACTCGCTCGCATTAATGATCGCATAAAGGCAGACATAGCAACCGCTCAAGCCGACCGTTTGATTGCTCCAGCAGTAGCCAACCTTGAGCGTATCATTAGGGAAGGAAGCCTTGATGAAGGCGCTTTTGCTACCGTAAAAGCCAACATCATGAATTTCGGGAAAGCACTAAACTTCCCGATTGATGAACGAAAGCTGTCAGACACCCAGCAGGCTTTGGCTTACTTCGGCCAGATCGTTCTTCCCACGTTTGCCGCCACCAAGGGAAGCATTTCCGATAAGGAAACGGAGTTGTTTAGGTCTTGGAATCCGCAACTTGGTTTAAGCAACAAGGCTAATCTTGAGCTTCTTGGTGTGCTTCAAAAACGCATCAATTTGAACCGAGAGATGGAGTCGTTGGCTAACAAGGTTGATGCTCAAGAGATCAGCGAGAAGGATTACATGAACCGTCGTAACAAGCTGATTAAGGCCTACGACGATTCGATCCCGTCCGCCAACGAACTGCGGGAACGCTCTGGCGTGCGCGATCAGCCAATCGCTGAAGGTCTTGGAGTTGGGACCAGCGGTGAACCCGCTGCCACCACGCAGCCCGTGACCAATGCCAGCTCAATGTTCAATACGCTTCTGCAAAAGGCCAAGAAAGGGCAGACACAATGAACCCAATGGAAGACGACATTGAGAGTAAGGCGTTGGAATTGGCAAAGGCTGGCGTTGCTCAAAGCGACATCGAAGCGTGGATTGATGTTGCTCGCAAAGAGCGGGACTCGTCGGCGCCAAAAGTTGCTGCTCAATCCGGGCCTTCTACTTCCGATCAACTAAAGGCCGATGTGGGATACCTAGGCAAGACGGGTGGAGAGATGGCCGCCCGAGGAGCTGCTATTGCCGCTGGTCAAGGGGCGGGCCTTCGTCTTCCTGGTGCAATGAAGGCTATTGGCGTTCCGGCTGGCGGAGCGATTTCGGCTGCAATGACCGATGTTGCCTTGCAGCGCATGAGCGGAAAGCCCTACAGCTTGGGTCAGACTATTGAGGAGGCTGCTATTGGAACGCTTCCGGGCATATCCGCGACCCCAGCAGGAATGGCTACGGCCAGAAGCGCCATTCAAGCTGCTCCCAAGGTTTTGGAGTACTTTGCCTCACCCCAAGGCTTTCGCACTTTGGGGACGTTGATGGCTGGAAAAACAGCCAAAACGATGACCGAGGAAGGTCGTGTTCCCACCATGGGAGAAGCGGCTTTGGTTGTAGGAGGTGCAGCCGTTGCTGGAAAGACCTCGGTAGTTCCGCCAACTAAAGGCCAGATCGAACAAGCCAAACGGGCTGTTGATGATGCGGTCACGAATACTAACGTAAAGGAATGGCTGTCCAAGGGAGGGAAAATTGACCCGACTTTGAGTTACCGCGATTCAGCGGTTAATCGGGGCGTCTCTACTGTGGCCGGACCTAGTTCCGTTCAGCGTGAGGCTAATGCCGAGAACGCACGGGTCGTTAATCGCCTTGCCCGCGAGGAGATGGGATTCCCCGAGACACAATCGTTGGCACCCATCAACTTCACGGATCTGATCGTGAAGAAGTCCCAGTCGCTGCGTGATGTGGAATCGCTCGGTAGCAACTTCAAGGACCAAGTGAATGTTGTTCGCATGGCCCGCGAGGAGTCCAGCAACGCTTGGAAGGGCTACACAGCATCGGCTGCCAAAGGCAAACCCGACACCGCCGCCCGTGAGGAGGCTAAACAACTCACCGCAAAGGCTGTTCAAGAAGAGGGCAATCTTGAGCAGATGCTTTTGAAGGCCGGTGAAAAAGACCTACTGTCCCAGTGGAAGTCAGACCGTAAGATTCTGGCCAAGATTTACGGCTACCGCGATGCGCTGATTGAGGGAAACATTTCCCCTGGCATCATCTCCGACCAGAAGTCCATCCAGCGTCGTTACGTTGACGGCAACTTTGACCTAATTGCCCGATTCCACGATACGATGCCTAAAGTTATGCGGGACATCACCGACGTCCAAGTCGTTGAGCAAAACATCCCGCAAATGCTGCAACGTGGAGCGGCAGCTACCGCAGCCATAACCGGCGCTGCTCAACTCGGCGCCAGTCCATTGGCGACCGCTGGAATTGGTATGCTCGGCGCAGCCTCACCGGAAATCGCCCGCAAGATTGCCATGAATCCCTTCTATCAGCGGGCGATGGCGGCTCCTCGCTACGGTGCTGAAGATCCAGCCTTTGCGTCCTCGTTGGCCCGTTTTGCGGGTATCCGCGCAGCTTCCCAATAATACCATGCCCTTTCGCTCAAAAGCCCAGTCCCGAGCCTGCTTCGCTTCCGGTGGCTTCGACGGCTCCGTCGATTGCATGAAGTGGGCGAAGTCCACCCAATACAAGAAGTTGCCTGCCCGCGTGAAGAAGCCAAAGAAGAAATAATCTCCTACCATGAAAAACGGTCTACCTAGGTCCAACAACGGTCCCTGCCAGTGCTCACCCCAGAAGGGTGACAGCCTCCAGGGCATTCCCGATCACGTTCAGCGGCCCGCCCGCAAGGAAGTGAGCGTCAAAGCCATCGGCCCCAACATGAAACTGTCCAACGGCGGCTACAAGGTCGTCGAAGTCCGCTCCGGTGGTGAGCCGGTGGGGATGGGAGAGGGCCGGAAGATGCGGAAGCGGGAGATGGATTACGAAGACGACGAGGATTGATCCCTAGCCTGCCATGCTCGATCTACTGACCAATGCCTTGGGTGGTGGTGCGCTGGGCGTCCTGCTCCGCATCGGCAATGGCTTTTTCGAGACATGGCGGGCGGACAAGGAGAGCAAGCTGAAGATCGAGGAGGCGAAGGCCATGGCAGCCATCGCAGCGGACAAGGCGGCTTGGGATGCTTTCACTGCTTCCCAAGCACAGGCGACTCCGCCCTCCAACACGCCCGGCTGGGCAGCCGCCATCCTGACGCTTTTCCGGCCCTTCATCACCCTGTTGCTGCTCATCATCACAGCAGTGATCTTCTTCAACGTAACGGGGCAGGAACAGGCGGATATGGTCGATGAGTTCCAGTTCGCCGCCATGAACTGCATCGGCTGGTGGTTCGGTGACCGGATGGTGAGGAAGAAATGAGCATCGACACCCACATCGAGACAGCCAAGGAGGTGGCAGGTAAGTCGATTGGCCGGTACGGGTTGGCTTACATCACCGGCATTGTCCTGATCGGCGTGGGTGCGTCCGCTTTTCTCCCCGAGTCAGCCATCACCGCCGTGATGACCATGATCGGCGGGGCGCTGGTGGCCTTGATCAACATGATGCAGGGCATCACCGGGACCAAGGACAAGGAGGAGAAGCCCGAGTACAAGATCATCGGGGAGCTGATTGAGCGGCTGGAATCCAGCAATGAGCCCATGTCAGTCACGGTGGATGGACACAAAGTGATCGTCCAGAAGGGCGGATCGACTTTCAAGACCCAGAAGCAATGAACATGAAACCCGCTGATTTCATCGCGGCCACGGCTCCAGCCGTATCGGCCACCATTCTGGGGCAGATCAATGATCTGATTGGCATCATTGCTGGCGTTCTCGGCATTGTGTATCTCTTGTGGAGATGGCGCCGGGAGGCTAGTCAGGACAAGTGAAGGGTGACCGCAGGTTTGTCGTCGTCTCGGACAACCATGGGGACATGGTTGATGGTACCGCAAAAGCCGCCTTACAGGCCTTTTTGATCGATTTTAAGCCCGAGGTTCGGGTTCACGCTGGAGATAATTGGGACTTCCGCAATTTGAGGCGGGGAGCGACGGATGACGAACGGGCGGATAGCTTGGTGGATGACTGGGAAGCGGGGACGGAGTTTCTGACCAGCTTCTTCGCTGGCGGTAAGGAGAACTGGTTCCTGCGCGGCAACCATGACGAACGGCTGTGGATGTTCGCCCATAGCGCCACCGGGCTCCTGCGGGACTACGCCACGGATGGGATCAAGCGTGTTGAAGGTTTAATTCGGAAGTCCCATGCAAAGATGTTGCCTTATGATTCAGCCCTAGGAGTGCTGGATCTGGGCAAGCTGCGGGTGCTGCATGGCTACCATACGGGTACCGCCGCCTGCCGGTCCCATGCGAACGTCTACGGCAACTGCCTGTTCGGCCACGTCCACTCCATCGAGTCCGCTGCGGTAGCTTCCTTCCAGCCGGCGGAGGCTAGGAGCATCGGCTGCCTTTGTAAGCGTGACATGGACTATGTAGCTGCTAAAACGGGGAAGCTGCGGTGGGGCCACGGCTGGGCTGCTGGCATCCTCCACGGTGACGGAAGCTACACACTCACACAGATCAGGCGTATCAATGACACATTCACCGCACCGACGGCGTTCAAAAGCTATTAGTTGGGCCGCAAAGTTTGCGGAGATGCAGGAGGAACAAACGGGTAGGCCGGAGGAGGGCTTCTACACCACGGTGGAATGGGCGGAGAAGATCCATCGTAGCACCCCGCAAGCGTCTCGGCTCTTACGGACTGCCATCGCGGATGGAGCGGCGGAGATGCGGATGTACAAGGTGCAGGTTGGCCGGTGGAAGCGCCCCATACCGCACTACCGGCTCATTCAACCCGTTCGATCAAAACGTGGGTGTTCCGGTACGGCTTCTTGACCTGGTACTGGCGGAAGTGGAAGTCGATGGTCGTCGGATCGTCGTCCGGGATCAGACCCTCGTAGCGGATGGCGTCTAGGAGGGGTTTGCAGCCTCCGGCGCCGTTATCGACGTCGAGGGGGCGGGAACCGTAGCGCGTGATGACAACGCGGAAACGAGCGCGTCCCTCGCCTCCTTCT